TTGCTGATCCGGATGACGTTCGAATTCGCAACCAGCAACGGGTCCGCTTGCAACTTCTCCGTGGAAATTTCCTCCACGTGCCCGTCCTTGAACTTGAGGAAGATCCCGAGCTGCATTTTCTTGAAGTACATCTTCACCAATCGCACACGTTCGCGCGTGGTGTCACAAAACTGGACCGGGCTCCCGGATTTATACTGATCCGGTAGCTCCCGGCTGTGCTGGGCTGCTTCGCCCTTCTCTCCTCGGGCGTCCTCCATCATGGCCGTCAGTTGGTCTTTCTTGTCCGGCCAAGTCTGTTGCGCTATGTCGAGATCGACCCACCGATCTTCGAACATATACCTGGCATCGTCGAACAGGACCCCATGCGCGTACGGGTCCCAGCCGACCTTGCGCCAGTCCTTGTAGGCGATCTCGATCTCTTCTTCCCGGGGATCGTCGTTCAGGCAAATCTCGATCCAGCCGATGCCGGCCTTCAAACCGTCGAAGAAAATATCCGAAACCTTGTGGTCGGAATTGTTCTGATCCTGGATGTATTTGAAGCCAGAAGTTATTGCATCGGCCGTGCCGCCATCCAAAGCTCCGCGAGGCTTCGCGTCGATATCCGTACGGCTGCGGATCTCGATGCCCTTCTGTAAATCGATCGTCGGCTTGATCCGGTTGATGGAAAAATGCGGCCGGCCTTCGTTCTCAAGAGCGTCAATATCCTTCTGCTTCCATTGACCCTTGCCACCGTGATAGAACCGGGAATCCTCCACCGACTCATCGCGCCAATCGCTCGATACCGCCCTCGCCTCGTTGTACCAGCGCTTGTACGTCGAAATCGCCGCTACAGGCGCGGCTGATTCGGCTTTCGGAGGCGTCAAAGCGTCAGATATTTCATTAAAAGTGGCCATCAGACCCCCATCCAACTACGGCGTTCGGGCTTGTTGCCGTACCGCGCAGCCCTCTTCTTTGCCTCGGCATCTTCCTCGGCCAACCCAAAAGACATGTCTTTCAGGATTTGGGAAAACAGATAGGCAAACATATTGATCCCGTCGTCGTGCCAAACTGGAAAATTCCTCATCTCCATCTTGATCCGCTCGATGAAATTCGACGGACAGGCCGTGGAGTAATAGAGTTTCGAGTTGTTCAGCGGCCAGGACAGCGCGGATTCGATCATCTTCTTCTTCCAGCCGCCACCCTTGGATCCCTGGCCCAGCGGGTGCAGAAGTACGCCGTTCCCGCCTTTTTCGAACGAAACAAACCGCCCAACAGCCTGCAGCGCCTTCTGTACGTGGGTATGCGTAGACGAAAGGCCGATCTTCTCCACGCCGAGTTTCTGGATCATGCCGGCTTTCAGGTACATCCGGACGATCTGGTCGATCGCCTCGCTCTCCGACGCCGGCGTGATCCAGATATCCTCGAGGAACACACGGCTTTGGCCGATATCGTCGGTGAAGGGCTCCACGGCCACCACGCCAACCGCCCAGGAATCCAAAGCGGCGCCCGACCGGACCTTCGCCGTCGCCAAGTCGCCAGCCTGGTCGACCAACATGAACCGATATACATCCCGGGGAATCATCCTTCGCTCGATCGGCAGGAAAAAATCAGGGTTGAGCTTCATGTCTGCCAGCGGCGAAGGATCCAAAAGCTGCTGGCAGTTGAAAGTCCGGGTAAGCCGCAAATCGTTCCATCGCTCTTGCGACACGAACACCGGAGTCCCGGTCGCCGTGCCGTCGTCACTCCCGGGCTTGAAACGATAGCGATACCGGAGCTCACCCTCCGGAGTCTTGATCCCATGGATATACGTCAGCGGATCCGCGTGGTGGTAATACGTGCCGACCACACGATGATGGCCACCTTCACACCCGAGGTTCTGACTCGAGTCGAATTTCGTCTTGACCTTCTCCATCATGTCGACGGAATCAGCCATGTCTTCCGTCGAAATATCGTCGTAAACACGGCGCCCCAAGTGAAAGCCGGTCGGCATCCCCTCCGTCAGCCCCCACGCGCTAAGATTCGGTTCCTTTCGGTTGGTCGTCCTCTTCAAAATCAACCCCTCATCCTCTGACCACTTCGGGGCGTCTCTCTCGCAGTTCGAATACACAATGTCAGGGAAACAGATATGCAAAACCTCTTCGTTCTGGAAAACACTTTTGATGCTACTAAGAAATTTCTTCGCCACCGGCCGGACATACGAAAAAATCCCCGCTGCGTCGTTCGGATTCTTCAAGATCCATTGGATCGTTTCGGCAATCGTTACAATCGTGCTCTTGAAATGCTCCCGGGCCCACACGTCCAATGTGAAATCAGCGGGGCCGTCCTCTACCTCACGACACGCCTGGACGACAAACGGACAATTCGCAATCGGGATTTTCAGGACGAAATAAACGATGAAAAATAAATCATTCAGAATCAACTTCCGGAAAGTGTCGCGCCCGAATTTCTGCCCCTCTTCCCCCGTGCCGGCCTCAGCGATCGCCTTCGCAACCTTCCGATAATCGAATTTATACGGGCAATCAGACCGCCACTCGAATTTCTGCCCGTTAAGCTCGATCATGCGATGCGCCAAGAAAGGCAAAAATATAGGGCGCCGAGCTCGATCGACAACCCCAGGAGGCGGCCATAATCCATCGGGCCGATATAGACCCCGGGGTTCGATCGCTGGCCGCCTTCCTCGCCTGAAAACGAAAGGCGAGATAGACGACAGGACAGCCTCCCGATTTTCATTTCATGCCCTTCAACTTCATCGGCATCTTCTTCACGGTCGAATTCCTTCTCCCGGGAGCCCAGCCGTGCTCCACGGCGTTCAACAGCCGCTTCTGAGCCATCGCCTTCTGAAAAGTCGTGTGCTTGGCGTGAACCATGTTCGGTGTGCTAACCCGTGCGCCGCCACCAGGCAATTTCTCGATCTTCACCGGCATCTCAACTTCCCTTCTTTGAAAACACCCTCAACCATCAACCTTCCTCAACTCGTCCTCCGAGGCGGAACAGGCAATTAAACAAAACCAGCGCTTAAAAAAACAACAGCGCGCACACCAGGTCGTAGCGAATAACTTCGCCATTAATGCGTCTCCTGGTCGGATAGCAAGAAATACGGGAATAAGGCGATATGAAATGAAATTTTTTCGAGGATGAATTGCTGAAGAACAAGGTCGCCTTCATCCGGAATCTTAAAAAATTGCGCCGGCATGGACGCGGATCTTATTTGAGTGTAGGCCGATTGTGACGGGGGCCTGCCCCCCCCGTTCGCACCCAGGGGCGGCGCACCTGCTATCTTCCCGAGGTCCGGGAGATCCCAGCTATTTGACATAATCGCCCTTATTGGACATTGGCATCCTTGAATTGATTAAGGTTTTCGTCCTTGTCCTGTTTCCCACCATCCAAAACACTACAGGTAGTGTCCACGGGGGCGCCCTGGGCTGTCGGCTGAGGATCGGGCAGGAATAGGTTGAGGTTGACATTCGTGAAGGAGAAGCTGGCCGGCCCGTGCTCCTGGCGAACAGGCCATTGGCGATCGGCCACCGTCTTGACCGCTGCCATGGCGTCAGAACCCTTGATTGCCTTGAGCTTTGCGCCTTTCTTGAGGAAATGCTCCACGACTTTCGCCGACATCTCCCCGAGACGGGGAGACATGAGGCCGGATTTCAGATCATCGACGGGGCGTAGCGCCTTCATGTCGTTGCGCACCCGCTGGACCGTATTGGGGCTGATGTTCAGGGCTTCGGCAATCTTCCTTACTGAAGATCCTTGCTCGATCATGGCTTTGATGGTGTTGTCTACTGCCATCCGGATGGGATTCGACTTGCGCTTGCCATGAAGGGGCGACTGTACCCTTTCGGTTACACCTTCCAGTATTGGTGAATTCTGTCCCATGTTTCCCATAGATGCATCATTCTGTTGTACCTGTCAAGCATTATTTTGTTGCACTCCGATGCATCACTTTGGTGCACGCTGCAACGAATTGAGGTTGTGTATATCCTGTGGAGTAATATTTATTTTCATACCTATCCCCTGAGAAGTGATAGGGATTATTTTATGCACAGGTTTATCCATGTTTTTTGGCACGATTCTCTCACCTTAATAGGGTATGGGGTGCATATTCCCGAGGGGGTGCTGAGATGGCTTACATCGTCCGGGTAGAGAGCGCAAAGGGGAAAGTCCGATTCGCTGGGGTGAGCGATGGGCCACCGGTGACGAAGCGGGAGGACGCGCACCGGTTCCCGTCGAAGCAAGAGGCGGGAGGCGCGGCGCGGGGGATCCGGGCCGCTATCCCGTCCAGTTGTTCGGTGACGGTGGAAGATGCGGACCATCCGCATCCATTCACCGTCGAGGAGGCCTGACATGCCGACGATCACCGAAGAGCAGCGGGAGAAGAGCCGGGAGTACAAGGAGCGCCACCCTGCATCCGTTTGCGCCTGTGGACACACAGGAGACGGGGCAGGTTCGATGCACAGCAGCTCCGGGGTGTGGAGTGCTGGCCATGGCGCTTGCACCGCGCCGGGGTGTGCTTGCTTGCGGTTCCGCTGGGATCGGTTCCGGGTGCCGTACATGCAAGCGACGGGGGTGAAGTGATGAGAAGCGCGCGATTTGGTTTCAGGGAGACGCCCGAGACACCGCCTGTAGCGCGGGCGTCGAGGATGCCGCGCTTGCCCGTGCATTGCCTCTACTGTGGGCGGTTGTCGAGCACCTGGACCGCCTGTGATGCTTGCGGCGGGGTGTATTGCCCGATGTGCGCGTGGGTTTCGGACGAGAGCGGGCATAACTGCCCCGATTCGGGCTGCAATCTTCACCCGATCCAGTAGCACGGCGAAACGGGGCGCCCCTTCGGGTGCGCTCCGTCCATCGGACACCCCGCCCGATGCTGATGAGCCAGGGGAGAAAGAGAAAAAAATGCCAGTAAACGTCCGCAATTTCTGGATCGAGGTTGAGGTTGACGGCAAAAAAACGAAAGTTGCCACCGGACCGCGCGCGAAGGATGGAGGATTCATGATGAATGTTTTCCAACGGAACAATGGCGGGGTTGTTCGAGCGGGGAAGCTACAAGGGTTTGCGCACTCGGACGGCCGCCTGGTGTTGGCGTGGTGGGATTCCGGAAGCAATGAAGAGCGGACCTTATTCGAAACCGAACGGGGGAAGCGATGACCTGGGCGCGCTGGATCCTCCGAGGGGCGCTGGTGGTGTTGTTCTGGTCGTGCGTGGTGATTTGGTTCTGTGTTTCGTCCGGCTGTGCGCATTCGGTGAGTTGCCATCCGGGGCAGCATCGGTGCCAGACGGACGCCGAGTGTGAGGACGAGGAAGCATATTTTCTGGACGTTGAGGAAGGGAGGCAATCATGAGGTATTTTTTCAATGTCGAATTTACAGGGACAGGTGATTCGCCCGAAGAGGCATGGGAAAACGCATTGGAATTTTTCTTTCAAGATCCTGGTTGCTGTCCCGAGGTAATCGCAACCGAAGAGGAAGAGGAAGGAGCGCAGCTATGAAACGTTATTCCGTGCTGGTAACGCGAGACTGTACGGAGAGCACCGAGGTTGAAGTAATGGCAAAGAACAAGGCCGAGGCCCGCGACCGCGCCCTTGAGATTGCCAGCCGTGGCCCTACGTCCTACATATGGACGCAAAACGACAACAATTCAGAGCCGTACCTCGGTGACGAGATAAACGATGTCCGAGAAATCAAAAGAGGGGTGAAGATATGAAAACCGTATCCTTGAAAGATGGGCTGCTGCACGTAGAGACGCCGCTGGGGGTCATCAATATCCGGGTGGGGCTGACGGACAGCACGGGGCGCCGGGTGGATTCGGTGACGGTAACGCCGGACGAAATCACCGATGGGAAGAAGATCATTCGCCGGGGGTACTACAACACGCGCATGGTGGAGCTCAAGGGGGTGAGGGCATGACCGCCCCCTGGGAGCGGAAGCACATTCAAGCTTGTGCTCAAGCTATGGCCACCGCCCGGGAGTTTTGCGGATCTCCGGGGTTCGCCATGATCGAGTACGAGGAAGAAAATGAGCTACCCAAGCCGGATCTGCCGACCAGGGCCGCTATCGGATCCGAGTATAACGCGATATGGCAGAGCTATCGCAAGGCCGCTGGGGTGACGCCATGACTCAAGAACGCGAGACGCCGAAGTTTCAGGGCATCGCCGATCCTCGTTGCCGATGCACTCCGGACCGGCTGTGCTATCGGTGCCAGCCGTCCTCGCCGGGGTCGTTCGCCAGGTACGTTGACCAAACGCCCGACCGATTCCGCGGGAAGTTCCGGGAGCCGTGGAACGCCGCCGTAGCGAAAAACAACACCGAAGTTAAAAACGGAGGGGAGAAATGAAAACACTCGCGGACATCAAGCGAAGATACACCGCCCGAGAATCGGTGAAAATGATATGGCACTCGTACCAGCAGGAAAGAATCGGGAAGGTGTTCACTCCCGAAAAGATTCAAACCAATGCGATAATGTTCAAGGGAAAATATTGGCATCACTATCGCAAGGCCGCGCAGTACAGAATCGACGGCCCGGACGCCTTCACCGTGCTTGACGACGACATGGCGCCCCTGGTGTCCTATAAATTCATCAAGAACGAGGGGGGAGCCGGATGAAGCCGACCTTGAAGCGGCCGCATATCGTACAGACGGCGCTGAACGATGCAGAGCTGGCGGCGCTGCGCAAGCAAGCCGACCTTGAGGGCCTGTCGGTGACAGCTTTCATTCGCCAGCTCGTCATCAAGAACACGCCGGTTCACCTGGTCGAGCTCAAGCCCCCCGAAAAACCAGATTAGCAGGGCTGACGGTTTGGGTGATCCGGGAAGATGGGGCCTTTCGGGGCCCTTTCCTTTTTTGTGGTTTCGATTTTCTGTGCAATTCGGATGATCGACGCGATTTCGTCCGAATGTCTTTTTTCCTTGAGCCCGTACCCCAGGGCGAAGCCCAAGAGTACACCAGCCAGGATCGCCAGCGCCATGCAAATCAAGAACGTCTCTTCACCGATCGGGGGTAGATTCAAGAACGTCTCCTTTCGCGGCCGGCGCCGCATGTTGGATTTGGATTCTCACCGCGTATCGTTTCGGCGGTCCTTTTTCCTGGCCGTATCCCCACCGAAGTTTTGATTTCGCGCTGTCGTCGGTATTGAACGCATCGGCCACGCCGTCCCGTATCGCTTTGAGGGATCGCGCGAGATTGTCGTCGTCAAGGGGCCTGGGGGCGATTCGGGTGAGCACGACGAGGGGGCCCGTAGCGCCAGCCAGGAGATCCGCGGGGCGCGCGCCGACGTCCCGGAGTTTCTGCCGGACCATGGTGCAGGTGATCGACCGCTGTAGTTTCACCCTGGCCGCCTTCTTTCGCCAATGACCGGAGAGGTTCGCCTCGGACTCGATCCGGAGGGCGAGAAGGAGCCGCACGATCGTCGTGTCTGTCCCGGGCTTGGCCAAGTCGACCCCGACGTGGTTTTGAACAGCCCCGGGGCAGGCGTAACATACATCCCCCCTAAAGGGGGGGGATGTTACGTTGTTACGCTTGCTGTCCAACTTCAATTTGTTGCGTTTGTTACGCTTTGTTACGCTTGTCACGTCTACCCCTATCATTGTGTTTTTGTTACGCTTTTGTGACTTGTGCGACATTTTGGCGTTTTGTTACGGCTTGTTACACCCACCTTAATCGCCATTATTTCCCAATAAATGTCCAAACATGGCTTTTTCGATGGCGTCTTCGTCGATTTTTACCTTCTTGACGTGGACGGTTTCGCCCCGGATTTCGATGTATTTTATTTTCTCGAGGTCGTCTTTTGCTCGTTTGAATGGCATCCGTC